TCATAGTAGGTGTGGCCTGAAAAAATGTTGATTTTGAACATCAGAAGCTCCAACCAAATTTTTTGATCCAGTATTCCACAGGTGTGTGGGATACCACCGATTCCCGCATTGCAGCAACGGTCAGGTCGTTGATGTAGGTGGATGGGTCTTTTTCATAAAAGAACTCTTTCATGTCGTCCATCATCAATGCCACTGCATCGTCCAAATACAGGGCTGTGGCCCGACTGATAACCATCTGGCTTGTTGCCTCTGGTTGGTAGATCAACTTAGTTTCAAACGTCATTACTCTCTCCTTTGTGTTACGCCAAAAATGACAATTGCAGTGTCGGAGATACCAAAGTAATTGTCAAACAGTTGCATTAAATAGACACACGTTTTACTCAAGTAATATGGGCTGTGATACATTAAACCCATCGACAACAAAACAGGAGAATCCTATGACCGTAGTGGAGCTTGAAAAGAAAACCACACTCTACAAAGTGGGCCAGTTGCTGGGTTTGACCTACCCTGCTGTGTACAAGTGGCGTAAAACCAACAAGATCCCAGCCCTTCGCCTTTTTCAGTTGAAAGAGATGAAGCCTGAGTGGTTTGTTGAACAACCTCAGAAAGTTTGATATGATCCGTTCCGTTGTCGTCGCACGCAACAGATTGAAGCCGTTTACACATGCGTTCTGGCCTCTGGGGATTCTCAGGGGGTGCGACCCGAATGCAGTTGTAAACGGCTTTTTTGTTTGTGCAATCGTCAGCCCTCAGGGCGGGATAGCAAATGGTCTGCATGGACTGAACCCAAGAAACACCGCACACGGTACACCCCCGTGCAAAATGCGACCAGCGTTGGTTTGGCGACTGGTAAATCACAAGTGCATGGTGGTAACAAGGCTTGTGGATAAAGTGAACAAACTCGTCATGCGCACTTGGGGCTTGTTGATTAATCATCTAGTCTGGAGCGGGTCGGATACCTCTGTATCCACCCTTGGGAGAACTATTGTCAAGAGCAAAGTAAAGGAGAGAGAACATGTTGCCTGAATTGAGAGCAGTTATGGATTCAACATTTGAGAGTGGATTTGATAAGTTCTGGAATGCTTGGCCATCATCACCTCGTAAGGGTGCAAAAGCCTTGTGCAGAGAAAAGTGGGTCAACAAGCTTTGTGAAAGCAATGCTGACCAAATCATCAAGCATGTAGAGTGGATGAAGACCACTGATGCTTGGGTAAAACAAAACGGGGCTTTCATACCCGCACCCCTTGTTTACCTCAACCAACAACGCTGGGATGGTGCTGAGATACCTGAAGTCAAAGAAGTGGTGAACGTGTTGAAGGTGATGGAAGAGGAAAGCAAAAGGGCCATTCCAATGCCAGCAGACATCAAAGCAAAGCTTGACGCAATTAGGGGAAGATCATGATATTCGCAGACACATACTATTCCGAAAATCTTGAAGACGAAGTCGAAATTTGGTACGACATCACCGACTATGATCCCAGCGTGGGAGTGGATTACGAGTTTGAATACGAAGCTCTGGATTCAGAAGGTAAAGACCGCTACGCTGACCTCACAGGCGATGAAGAAGATGCCATCTCAAAAATCATCAGGAAACACATCCGAGAAAGCGTCAGCGAATACGACGACTTTTGAGGTTGTCAGGACGTTCTATGGCCGTCACAGGGCCCGTGGGGAGGTAAGGGTGGCCGAAGGTACTGCCTACAGGTGCAAAGCCTGTCAAACAGTCCTTCTGACCACTCTACAGCGTGATCACCACCGCTGTCAGGCAAAGACCTCAAGCGCCCTCTGAGTACGGGCCACACGGTCATCCAGACCATGTGTGCCACCGTTGATCTTCTTGGTGACGGCCACGATGTCTTCAGCAATGTTGTTCAGCTTGTTCTTGTGCCAAAACCAGCCAGCAGACAGGGCGGCGTACATGGGGGTGCTGACCAAATCGGGGTCCGATTCCAGATCGACTCCAAGATCAGCGCCGCAAGCACGGTAATTGTCTCGGCCAGTCAATTGAATAAGCCCCCTCCCACGAAAATTAAACCCGTCACCAGACTCTTCGTCCCCGTTGCCCATGCGGCTGGAGTAAACCTTGTTGGCAATGGCTTCTGGGTTGCGGTGGTAGGGCTGGGCAGCTTCCAGGGTCGGGAAACGCTTTGGCCACACCTTGCACAGGCTCTCAGCCTTGTAATTCAAGTTTTCAACTAGAGCGGTGAAGCCAGCACTCTCATGTGATGTTTGACCCAAAAATGACGCTTGTTGTTCTGCTGTCTCAATGCCAAAAGTTTCAAAAGTGGTATTGATTGCGTCGATCCATTCCTCCGCTTTAGAAGGCGACATTTGCAATGCATGAGCCAATTGTTCAGATGTCATAACTACTCCTGGTGGTGTGTGAAAAACTCATTTTCTGCCATTTTTCTGGCTTTGACGGCATCTTCAAAATTTTCAAAATATCCTAAATGATATGTTTTGCCTTTGGTTGAAATTCTTGATCTCCAGCAATTTTTGTTTTTTAAAAAATGAATTCCTTTTTCCCCGCAAATATTGTCTGACCTTGTTTTAGTATTTTGCTGATTTTCCGCATTTGTAGCCAATCTAAGATTTGCTATTCGATTGTCATCACGGTTTTTGTTTTTGTGATCAACAAGCAAATTTGGGAAAGATCCATATTGCCAAAGCCATGCTAAACGGTGCGCCATGTAAAGCTTTTTATCAACCATTATTTGTCTGTGTCCTGATGTTGCTACATGTCCAGCAATATCAACTTTTGGACCATATGCGTTTTTTCGCTCAAACAACCCAGTGTCTGGATCGTAATCAAGAACTTGCTTTAAACGCTCTTGAGATAAAATTTGTTCAGCCATATGATGCTCCTTCATCGGTTGGTTAGAAAGGCCCAATAGTTGACGCTGTTGGGCTTTTTGCATTTTATTTCTTTTGGTTGATCATTTCACGGGTTTGGTTATAAATTGCCAAGCAAGCATTCAGCTTCCTCACTGTGGTGTCTGCTTCATCCCCGATGGCGAGAATAGCTCTAGCAGTTTCTGGCTGAATCTCGGCTGTTCCTCCGTCAGATCCGCTGGGAGCGGGGGCATCTGCGGTGGTTGATACGGGGCAGACTGGGGCTTTGACAGGAAGCCGCAGCTTGAGAGCGCCAGTGTCGATAGCAAGATTACGCTTTTGTAATAAAACTTTGGCTTCATTGTTGGCCTTTACGAGTTGGGTTGCTTGGGTGGTGACGGCAGTGACAAGGGCTTGTTCTTTCTGACGGGCCTCGGTGTTCAGCTTGGCAATAACCAGTTGTTGCTCGTTTTGCTCGCTCTTGACACCCTTGTAGTAGCCAGTGCCAAAAGCAGCGGCCATTGCCAACAAAAAGCCCAGCCAGACAGCAGGGTTGAACAGGCTCATTCTTTTGCCCCTTTGAAGGACGGCTCGTCATCATCATTGGCCAAAGGTCGGACCATAGGCTTGGGAGGCGCTGAAGGGGGGCTAGGCTGCTTGTTTACCCAGCTTGGGGCTGGTGGTCTACCTGTCCATGTTGGGGGCGGTGGATCGTTGTCTGTAGCCTCTGCGGATGCCACAGCCTTGGCCACAGCTTTCACGCCTGATCGGCCAGCCACGCCACCCAAGACACCAGACACAAACACCATGATGGTGGAGATCTGCTGGGTATATACCTTGTCGATGGGGGCCAGGCCCGACATGGGCTGGGTGACAAACGAGACTGAGTACAGGAACATGGCCATCGATCCTAAAAGGATCACGACCAAGGAAACAATGACAAAAGCCCACACACGGGCCTCGATCTCTTCAGCAGTCATGCGGTTGGCCATTATTTTTTCTCCAGTTCTGGTTTGATGAGCATTTCAGGGCATGTGCCAGTGGCTGTGCAAATGGGTGGCTTGCACTCAGGGGTTTCCCAATTTTTCGGGTCTTGGCAGGGGTATCGAAAACGGTCTTCGCACCCTGTCAAACACAGGATTATCAGCAAAGGTATCAGGCTTTTTGTCACGCTCTTTCCTTTCAATGCGTTGTTCAAGACGCTCTAGTTTTTTTAACATTCTCTCGGCATCTTTTTGGGTTTGCAAGATGTCCAGATACAACATGCCACCCAGCGGAAGTAGCAGGGCTACCAACACCACGGCACATATCCACCCAAGCGCTCCCATCACATCGATTCCTTCCTCTGCAAGAACAGGAACAGGAGCCACAGGTATCCGATAAGGATCAGGGTTAGGACGCTTATCCCCACCTTTAACCTTGTTTGCGCCTCCCTTTGTCTGCGTAGCCATCTTCTATACTTTTCCCTTGATTCTTGCGCTATCCTGGCCGCCTCTTGTTCGGCTCCAACAATCTCACGCATGTCCATGACCTTGCTATACAGGGCCCCAAGCTCAGGCGGGGCGTTCCAAGTCATCGCCTCCCGTATTGTCACTACCAACTGATCCATCTGGTCTTGCGCTCTGACACGCTTGATGGCTGCTTCAAAATGGTTTTGGTTGGGGTCGTAGACGGTGCGGGACTTCTCTTCTTCCTCCCTTATGTGCTGGGCAAGCTGCTCTTGGATGTGGAAGAACTTGATGAGGTTGTCAACAACATCGTTGAGAACTTGGTCCTCATCGACAGCGACATATTTTTCCTTCTTTTTCGCCACAGGCTTGGGCGCTTCGGCTTTGGGTTTTCCAGCGAAGAACTGGACAAGCTTGCCAATGAAGCCGTGGACCTCTTTGCCGATAGCCATGACCTCTTCACCAGTCTTTGCAATTTCGATGAACTGGGTTTTGGCATCACGGTAAAGCTGACATCCTTCTTGGATGTTTTTAACCAGCCCTGCGGCCAACAGGCACAGGCTGATCGGGTCAATTTTTAACCCCTGTTGTAGAAGCTATGTGAGACAAAGCCAATGACTGAACTGATGCCAGACACTATGGCCATGCCCATCCATACCCCGCCCTTGCCTTTATTGACCAAGGCAATAAGCTCTTCAATCGACTTCTCCATCTTGTCGATCTTCTTTTCAAGGTTGTCCACCTTGGCTGTGAGTACGCCATAGGCGATAGGATCAATTTCACCCATGATTACCTCGCAGTGATTTCTGGTGGCATCAAACGGCGACGAGCCAGTTCTGCGCCTTCGTTTTCATTCAGCCCACCGCTAAAAGTGCCAGCAGTAAACGCAGTGCCCAATCCTGGAACCATGCCAAGCAAGTTGAAAAGGGTTTCACGCAAAGGCGCATCGTTACCTGATCGTGATTTTTGAGCGGCGTTGGCCATCTCAGCAGCAGTCAATGCAAGGCCTGCAACAACACCAACTTTGGCGGATTTACCCAGCTTGCCGTAGTTTTCTGGGGGTGGGATACCACGACTCTTGGCCTCTTCAAGAGGAATCACAGGGCCAAACATATCCTTTGGATATTTCTCTTTGTACTCTTTGTAAAGCTTATATGCCGTTTTTTCATCTTTGGCTGGCTTGCCTTCATTGAACTCGGCCAAGATCAATTTTCTGCGCTCTGGTCCAGCAGTGTTGTACAGCCAGTTGTCTCCAGGGCCAAGGTCGGCACGG